ATTGCTACAAGCTGCGAGTCCCCTTCCTCGTGGATGTGGAAGTTGGACCAAGCTGGGGAGAGGCTGAATGAATGAGAAATGGATGCGACGCTTCCTTGGCCTTGCCGAATACATCGCCAGTTGGAGCAAGGATCCAAGCACCAAGTGTGGAGCTGTGATCGTTCGACCCGACCACAGAACAATCGCCAGTCTTGGATTCAATGGTTTTCCCAAAGGCATGCGCGACGATCCCGATCTGTACAAAGAGCGTGAGATCAAGCTGCGAAGAGTCATCCATTGCGAGATCAACGCCATTATCTTTGCTGCTGAGCCACTGGCCTTCTGCACTCTCTTCACATGGCCACTCTTGACTTGCAGTCGTTGTTCTCTGCACGTGATCCAAGCTGGTATCCGAACCGTTGTGGCCCCTCACATTTGGGAACCAGAACTACGAGCACGTTGGGGCGACGATCTTGAAGAGGCTCGAGCCAACTACAGCGAGGCAGGTGTTCAGGTTGTGGAGCTCTTGTGAAACACCGAATCGTCAACGGCAGTTGTCTCACCGATGCCACGTGCAGTACGATGGCGTCCGTCGCCGACATGCGCCTGTTCGCGACCGTCTACCCATCGCTGCTCCTCCGCTACATGGCACAGATGGAGATGGTCTTCAACGCTCGGACTGGCCACCCAGTCAAGGTGCTCGACGTGGGGTGTGGCAATGGAGCCGCGATCCGCCTCTGGGCTTCACAGAACTTCTCGACGATCGCCCGCAAGTGTGGCATCAGCTACACAGGTGTTGACCTGTTCGGACCAGCGCTCAAGAACGCTCGGAAGAACGCACCGCAGGTCGGCAAAGCCTACATCCACAAGGTCGACTTCATCGACGCCGACATCTCAGAGGACTGGGACTGGGCACCAGAGAACTGGTTCGATGTGATCTGGTACACAGAGGTCATCGAGCACGTGCCTGTTGGGTGTGCACAACGCACCCTCGAGAACTGTGCACGTGTCATCCGCCCAGGAGGCTCGATGTTGCTCGCGACACCGGCTCCGCGCGATGGGAAGCTGGTTTGGCCGCAGGCGCATCTTCATGAGTTCACTGAGGCCGAAGTCCGGGGGATGCTCAAGAGGACTGGGTGGACAATCGAAGATGTCTGGGGTTGTGGAGTGAATTGGTCGAAGCTTCGGCCGGTTCTGCGGAAGGAACTCAGCGAAGACTTTCAGCTCTACGAGCTCTTGCGTGGTCGGATTGGTGGGCCATTCGCACGTGCGGTGATGCAGGCACTGTTGCCAGACTTCTGCACAGATCTCTGCTACAGGTGTCGGTATGAGTGAACAAGGGATGCGTGGCTGCGTGGTCAAGTGGCTGAAGAAATGGGATGCCATCTCGGTTGAGAACCGTGTCTACCCAGGAACACCGGACGTCAACCATGTTCATGGATGGATAGAGCTCAAGTGGCTTCGGTCTTGGCCAAAGAACTCCGAGACCGTGGTTGAGATCGATCACTTCACGCAGGAACAGAAGGTGTGGCTGCGGCGGAGATGGCGCCGAGGAGGTACGGTATATCTCCTGCTACAAGTCCGGAGGGAGTGGCTGTTGTTCACGGCACCGGAAGCAGTCCTCTACGTTGGTTGTTCAACGAGGGCTGAGCTGATCGAACACGCTCTTGAATACACAGACCAAGGAATGAATGAGGAAAGGCTGAAGCGGTGGCTACAGCCCCGACACCCCAAACACCTGCCGCACTAGCGTTCCTTCAGCAGTGGCGACTGGACGGACCGTGGGTACTCACGGCCATCATGCCGGATCGGTCTGCAATCAGCACCGATACCTTCACGAATGTAGCAGACGCCGAGCGCTGGCTTGACCGTTACAACGGCCAACGCAACATCTACTTCCATGTCAACCCCTGCCTTCGGCCTCTGACCAAGAAGGCTGAGCGCGAAGACGTAGAGGCGCTGGCCTGGCTACATGTTGACATCGACCCTCGTGTAGGAGAGGACATCGAGACCGAGCGCGACCGTGCCCTCGCCCTCCTACAAAAGCCTCCCGGCGATGTCCCTCCGCCCACCGTCATCATCTTCAGCGGCGGAGGCTACCAGGGATTCTGGAAGCTCGCTGAACCGGTTCCAATTGACGGGGATCTTGAGAAAGCGGAAGAGGCCAAGCTCTACAACCTCCAACTAGAGATCGTCTTCAACGCTGACCAGTGTCACAACGTAGACCGGATCATGCGCCTCCCCGGCACGATCAACTTGCCAGACGCGAAGAAGGCAAAGAAGGGTCGTGTACCGACACTGGCGATGCTGGTAGAGTTTCATGATGATCGAATCTACCACATTTCAGACTTTACCCCTGCCCCTGCGATACAAACTGGCGATCCGGGATTCAGTCCCGAAGAGACGGTACAGATCAGCGGGAACGTTCCCCGCGTCCTAGACCTCAGCGAGCTCGACCGGTGGGATGTGAGCGACGAGCTCAAGGTGATCATCGCCCACGGTAGGAACCCCGACAAGCCAAAGGACGGGGACGACAGCCGATCGGCGTGGCTCTTCGATGCGTGCTGTAACCTGGTGCGGAAGGATGTCCCCGACGAAACGATCTACGCACTGATCACGGATCCCGACTGGCGCATCAGCGAGTCCGTCCTAGAGTCGGCTCGGCCGGAAGTCTACGCTCGCCGCCAGATCGCGAGGGCCAAAGAGTTCGTGGCCGATCCGCGCCTCGCTGACATGAACCAGAAGTTCGCCGTGATTGAGAACATCGGAGGCAAATGTCGGGTCGTAGAAGAGCAACAAGACACGATCAACGGGCATCCGCGCAGCCGTCTCACGATGCAAGGCTTCGCCGACTTCCGGAACCGGTTCATGCATCAGCGGATAGAGATCGGCGCGGACAACCAAGGCAACCCACGGTTCATGTCACAAGGCGACTGGTGGCTCAAGCATCCTCGCCGCAAGCAGTTCAGCCGACTAATCTTCGATCCCAGCAAGGAAGAGATCCCTGGCACCTACAACTTGTGGAAAGGATTTGCCTACGACGCTCGGCCTGGCAACTGCACACTCTACCTCGACCACCTTGAGAACGTCCTATGCCAAGGCGATCAAGACCACTACTCCTACCTCCTCGGCTGGATGGCCATGTTGATCCAGCGACCTGCCACTCCTGGGCAAGTGGCCGTGGTGCTCAGAGGGAAGCGAGGGACCGGGAAGGGATTCTTTGCGACGCAGCTCGGCGCATTGTTGGGACGGCACTTCCTACACGTGTCCCACGCCAGTCACCTCGTCGGCAACTTCAACAGCCACTTGCGAGATGCGCTCTTGGTGTTTGCGGATGAGGCGTTCTACGCTGGCGACAAGAAGCACGAGAGCGTTCTCAAGACGCTGATCACCGAGGACCAGCTGACTGTAGAGGCCAAGGGAGTAGACGCAGAGAGCAGCCCCAACTACATTCATCTGATCCTTGCGTCGAACGAACATTGGGTTGTACCAGCCGGAGGGGACGAGCGTCGCTTCTTTGTTCTAGAGCTCGCGGACGAACACAAGCAAGACGGAGCCTACTTCAGTGCCATTGACAAACAGATGTCAGAGGGAGGACGGGAGGCGCTGCTACACTTCCTGATGACATACGACATTTCAGAGTTCGACGTTCGTGCGGTGCCAGCAACGAGTGCGCTCCGCGAACAACAAGACCTCAGCTTGACTCCGCACGAAGAGTGGTGGTATGCCAAGCTCGTAGACGGGATCATGATGCCGAACCTTCCAGAGCCATGGCCCAGGCAGGTGATGAAGGCAGCACTGCGAACCGACTATCTGGAGTACGCACACCAACACCGGATCATGCGGATCATGTCGCCGACCCAGATGGGCTTGTTCTTGAAGCGGGAATGCCCTGGGATCGTTGGCCGTCAGATCTACCAGAAGAACCATCGCCCATACATATATGACATTCCTCCGCTGGCAGTGTGCCGAGCGGACTGGGACCGACTACACGGAAGAACCGAGTGGGGAGAAGAGGCAGTTGTCATTCCTGAGGACGAGGCACCTTTCTGACTAAAGTCCGAAACACGTTTGGTCGAAAAGGCACTCACCATTGTCGAACAGGAGGACACCGCATCATGCAGTGTTTTTACATGAAGACGTCGCCCCACGACGGACTACAGAAGAAGGTGCATCGACTCACGGTCTCGATCCCTGTCAAGGAGGCAGGGAAGCTGAGGCACGCTTTGGACCTGCCTCAGTCGGGAGACATCCGCGTCTTCCCCAACTTCGTTGGGAATGGCGTGGTCCTCAAGCCAGATCCGAACGGTCACAAATTCTCGGTCGCCGGAAGTAGCAAGCGACTGCAAGTGACGTTCCTCAGCACCAAGTATCCGAAGCTCACGACGCTCGAAGATGCCGCGACCTGCGAAGTCGAGCATAAGAGCTTTCCGGATGGGCTCTTCGTCGCGCACCCGACGGATCCCAAGAAGCCGAAGCAGGTCACCAGGCGAAACGGCAAGCGAAAGAAGAAGCAGACCGTTGTCGATCCCGCACCGCAAACGGTGCCGGTGCTGATGGAGCTTCCGGAGCGGACGGTGATGTTCAATCTGCCGGCAGGCGAGGCGATCGACCTCGCGTTGGACTGGGCTGCGTACAGGGAAAAGTGATGGACGAGACGGTACAGATGGTCGCAGAGTTCTTTCGCGCGTTCAAGATGGAGGTTCCTGATCGGCCATCTGTGCCTCTCCCCAACATGGACGACGAGGACCGGTTGATGCAGCTCTCCGAAGACATGGAGCGAATCGCAGAGCGGTGTTGGGGGCTTGCCCGCCGAACCGCTGACAAGCGCATCGCCGGTCTGTTCCTTCGTCTTCAGCTCATACAGGAAGAAACGGCGGAACT